TGACAGTGTCTGTTGGCTCAAATCGTTCGGCGACTGTTGGGAGTTTTGTGACATACATTTCCTCTACTGAAAAACCTACACCAGTACCACACATCAGGATGTACATGGTTTCGTCAAAAGAACGGGGGCTATCTACAGTAAGATAGGCACAATTATAAGCAGGGACGTTACACCGATCCATAGCTGGACCAGCAGTCATCAACGCCCGCATACTTGGCATTACTTCAAGATTGAATATCGAATCATAAAGATTCATATACTCTTCGTTTGTGAGATAATTCTCACGATTATAATAATCAAGAAGACGAGTAACAGTCTCGTCCCATGACTCACGACGCTTCTCATCATCTACCCACTTTGCGTAACGGCTCTTAAAAATGAACTCTTCATAGACGGAAGGAAAAGGATTAGTATTGGTTTTCATTAAAGACCCTTTAGGTTAGGAGCTGCATAGGTAGAGGGTTTGAGGATTTTACCGTCCTCACGACGACGCAGCTTGCCGTCGACAAGTTTAGTCATGTTACTTTCGTGGACACGACCAAAAGCTTCTTCGAGATCGACTCTATACCCTACAGCAAGTTGGGACAAGGTATATTGTACGTCTGCGAATTCTTTTACTAGATTTTCTCTTTCAGAAGGATCGTCTTTGTACTTCTTAAGACTTTCAAGAAGCTCTTCGACTTCTTCTTTAAAGCAAGTCTTATAAAGTTTCAAGTCATTCATTGCAGGATTTGCAACTACCATAAAGTCTTCGAGGTACTCCTCGCGGTTCTTAGTTCTCATTAAAATCTTCCAAATCATCTAGCAAAGAGTAAGCAGCAAATTCTGGTTGTTTAGAAAGACGTCTATGTCTGAAGTCTTTTTCTTCGTGATTACGTCGCCGAAACTTCCGGCGTTCTTTTTCGTTGTAGTGATTCATTCCGGTCACGGAGTAGTTCCTCATATCTTTCAAGGAAACGTCATTTAGCTACTTCTTTTACGACTTGATTGAGACAAAGATAGAAGACTTAGTCTGTTCCATCTTCTTTTCTTAGAAGTAGTTCTAGTTTAGCCATCGCACCCCAGGCTTCATGGGCGGCATGTTTCAATTGGCTGTCTTCTGCCACGACTTCGCCTTTAGCTTCGGACAACATATGTCGAGTCTTTGCGTCTTGGTAGCGATTAAGACCGTCTTCGACAGAAAGCCACCCTCCCCAACTACCATACTTTTCAAAACCAAACTTACTGATGTTAGCTACGGCTTCAATGGCACGAGGAAAGTATTTAATAAAGCCCTGGTAGACAGGAGACTTACCGGCGTCTAGTTTAAAACCACCAATGGCTTGCTTCTCTACAGAATCAGAGGTTACTTCCGTCATCTTCATTTCCTTCGAGTTCATCATCGTCATCTTCGGTATCAAAAAGTCCGGGATTTTCCCATCGGTACTGGCGCTCAGCCAAATCCTCAACGCGGGCACTGAAAGATTCTTCGGTTTGTTCATATAGTTCGCCGTCAGCTCCCAGCCAAAAATACAGATCAGTCATCATTATCTTCCTTTGTAATTCCGAGTTCTTCTTCAATGAAGTCAAGCTCTTTTAGGATCTCTTCTTCAAACAAGTCTACAATGTCTTCGATGTCAATGTCCAGAAGCTCTACTAGCTCCCAACCTTCAAACCTAGCAATCAAGGCGTCCTTGATGTACCGAGGCAATTCTTCGTCTTCTCTAATAGTCACTTTAATGTCCCGTACACTTTCTTCAACTTCGTTAGACTTACCCATTGGACGTCTCCTACTCCGTCTTCGACTTCTGTAATAATGACTGCACCACGATGCCAGATAGAATTGGCAGGACCGGCGTAGTTTGCGTCGTAGTCTACAAAACAACCTACGTTAATACCCATAAGATCTCTGCCGTGAGTTCTATCAATCTTTAAGTCAAAGACATGGCTGTGACCAAATACAGAAGACTTGTTTCTTTTCTTAATTGTAGACCATGCAGAATGTGTTCCTGAAATTGGCCTTCCCATAAGACCACTAGTAAAATAGTGGCTGTAGTCAATGCCGTCAATATCAACGGCTTCCAAGAAAGGATAGACTTCCCAAGGAAACTCTTTGTATCCGATGTCTTCATTGCGAAGTTTACCTTCTAGATGAGGATGCTCTTTTACATACCTTTCAGGACGGATGTCGTGATTACCTAATGTCCAGACAAAGCGAGGCATCTTTTTCTTAGCCTTACGAACATAATGAAAGAGTCTCTCTTGGGCGTCAATGGCGGCGTTACAGTCTGCCTTATAACGGGCCCCTTCTTTTTCAAGAGGGTTGCTATGGGCACACAAAGAAGCCATGTCTGCGAGATCACCAATATTAATAACAACGTCAGGTTTTACGTCTTGGATTAGTTGACCGAAGAGGTTAAATCTGTCGTTGTTATAAGACGGATGGGCATGACTGTCTGGTAGGATTAGATGTGTTTTACTCATAAAAATAATGTCCACCGATACGCTTTATGAAGCGTTTGTTCCCCCACTTACCAGGGTAGTTCTTGAAGTAGAGAGCCCCTCCAGTAGGGTCTGTATCTGCAAGTTTGATTGTAAAATTGCTTGGAGGAGTGACTCTGTAAAACTGCCTTGGTGCATTAACAATTGCGCAAGGTGGTCGTTTTTGGGCTTTTGCTCTGTTGAGGATGACGTGGGCAACTGCCTGTCTTCCGATTTCTGGTTCGCCTTTGGCCTCGCCATAAATTACTCCTAAAATACAAGCCAGTGCTATTACTTTACTCAATCTTTTTCTTTCTAGGGCGGCGGCGCTTCTTTTGGGGAGGAACAAACCAGCCGGTGTGTCTTTCGACATAATCAGCCATCCTCCGAAGAAGGTCTCCGTCTCTGTGTCTACCGATTACTCTGTGGTTACAATAGGCACATAACAATCCTCGAATTTCTCCTGTTGCATGGTCATGATCAACCGCAAGGCGTATGACGAACTCAGAGGAATCCCTCTTACATAAAGCGCAAGCATTGCATTGTTCAGACAGGAGTTGTTCATATTGTTCTTCTGTAATCCCATATTTGGATTTGAGATGACTAGCTCTTGACATTTGCCATCAAGACTTTCCAACTCTCTGGAAAAATAGGTTCAATGATGTCAGAAATCATTTGAGCTACTTCACGAGTTTCTTGTTGGGCGTGGCTATCAAGACGCTGACGACACATCCGTGCATAAGCGGCCAAAGAACCAGTCCAAAACCATTCCGTATACATACTCTGAGGAAGTACCATACGGGCTTGTTCGGGAGCTACTCCGTCTTCAATGAGTTGTTCATACATCTCAAGAGCTTGTTCAATAAACCATTCATACTCTACTTTAATGGCGTCGTTACGAGGGACAAATCCTTCTGCCGATCCTTGTTTTGCTCCATCAGTAGGACGAGGTCGAAACCCTTCAGGAAAGAAGAATTCAGGTTCGTCATCGACATACCTGCGAGAGACTTCATTTTCAGTAAACCCTACTTTATGCTTAAACAACTGTGTCCTTACAAAGACAGGAGCTTTTACACGAAGAGTAATTTGAGGGTGGGCAAAAGGTGTCCAATGTTGGTGCTTTGCAAGGTAAGAAAGAAGCTTGACGTCTTGATCAGGAAGCTTGAAACTCCAGTCGTCTCCACTACTGTCACCTACGATTTCGTATTGACTTTCTTTATTGAAAGAAACACGGGCGGCGTTAACGACCATTACGTCATCACCTAGACTGTCGATGTATGTTACTTCCATTAGTTAACCTCATATACTTCAGGAGTCTTGACAACTTTAATAAGGTATCTAGGTCCAGTTGAATAAATAAAAGTCCTTACTTCTGGCCAACAAGAAAACTTATGGGCACAATAAGAACACTCAGTCCCTAGTTTCATGTTACCACTTTTACCATCTGGTTCAGGTTGGAAACATTTTTCAGGAGGAGTGTCAGAAGCAATTACTTCTTGTAGGTGTTTAATTCTGTCTTCAGGAGGATGCTCTGCAATAACAGAAGGAGACAAAGTCATAAGAGTCAAATCGGCAGAGACTTTATCACAAGCAAGAAATGCAGCTTTTTCTCCAGGAGTTTCTACTGTTGAATATCCCGATAGTTGCTGAATATAGCCGAAGGGATCTTTCTCAAGAAGAGAGTGGTTCTTGAATTTCTGGAAGCCGAAAGGAGAAGCAGACTTAACGTCAACGACAACACCATCAATTTTGGCGTCGATATGGCCTTTGACTCCAAGACAGGAGAGTTCTTTTTGTTCATCAGTGACGTCATGTCCGGCTTCTTTAGCAAGAAAGAGAAGAAGGGCTTCAATTATGTCTCCGTAGAGGAATTTGAAGTAGGTTTTCGACGAAAGTTCCTCTTTCTGAAAGCCGTGGGCGTCGTACCAGATTTGCCTGTCTTGCTTACCCAGATTGGAAAAGCGAAGGGTAAATCCTGAGATACGTTCTTGAAACCGGATTCGGATGGTTTCTGCAAGGGACTCTGTGAATTGTCTGAGGTTTTCTTCATTGACTGTGTGTGACTCATCAGGGTTAAAGAGGCCGTAGATATCCTCAACTAGTGTGTTCAACGATTTTTGGGACATCTCTGCTGTCTTTCTGTTCAGGAATAAAAGTCCAAGAATCTTCTGAGAATTGAATACTCTTTTGAAGAAATTCAGAAAATAACTTATCTCTTAAGGCAGGTTCGAGTTCGGACAAAGGGACTTTTCTTTTGTCTGTGTCTAGGTCGACTGAAACTGAACCTTCCATGACGAACTTACCAGTTCTTTTAAAATGAAAATCGAAGCGTTTCATAAACGTCCTTCATGTTATGCCTCCGGTAGCGACTTATTCTACGCGCTCGTTACTCTACCACGCCGGAGGGACCCATGGCTCGAGACTCAATTACTTAGAAAGGGATTTCATCATTCAAGTCCTCGTCTTGCTCCTGAGTTTGAGTACCTTGAGCGGCTGCGGCTTGTGCAGCGGCAAAATAAGGATCGCTTTCATCAAGAGCAGTAAAAGGCTTCGACTCGTAAGGGACGTGTTCAAGTACTCGAATAGCCCGAATATATACACCCTTCTTCATACCCTTACCGTAATCTACAACGACAAACTTCAAATCAGCAACAGTGCCGTTGCCAAGTTCTTTCTCCTGATCCCAAGGCTTACCGAGAATATCAGTAACCTTAATGGTTTCATTAGGAGAACCATCTTTCTTCAATTCGGCTTGCTTAAAAGACAGGAAAGGATTACCAGAGAGGTATTCGTCTTTAGTCTTTACACGGTCGGCAATACCGACACTCTTCAAACCCTTTGCATCATCAGGCGTAATTTCCAGATCGACCTTCCATTCTCTCCCGTCTTTGTTGTAGTTCAAAGACAACTGATGTTCGAGAACCTTAGCGAACGAAAGCTTACCACGGAGGGTAATCGTCTGGACGTCATTAGCCTTAGCCATACATTATTCCTTTCATAAAAGGTAGAACTGCCTACCTTATACACTATTATACCACAATTGTAGTGGTTTGTCAACAACTATTTTAATTAAAATTTAAAAGAAGGATCGTAAACATCTACAACGTCGAATCGACCACATTTTTGGCATTTATACCAAGAATAATCACCTGTCTTACGTCTAAAAGTATAAAAATGATTACAAGGCTTTTGTTTTTCACTCTCTTTAGTGGGTTTCAGCCCATGTTCTACCGACTTTCGAATCACATTCAATTGGTACACGGTAGTTAAAGCTATTCCCAGCACGAGCGAAAGCAATAGGGTACACATCTTGTCTTAACTCCTCTACATGGTCTTTAAAAACATCACTCTGCCACTCGTCATGGATATCCCCTACTTTAAGGACATCAAGTTTACGTCTATAAATCAATGACGAACTATAGATGGAAGCTTGTTTCATGATTCTTGATTCGTCTCCTTGTAGTAAGTAGCCAAGACGTGTGTGTGGAGAGGAGACGATAATGGGTGTCCCGTCACAAAGGACAATTCTTCTAGTTCGCTCCACCTGTCTAGCAAGGTAATGGAGTAGATCTGCAAGACCCGGAAAATTAGAGATAAATCGCTTTTTAATTTCTCCACCGTCTCTTTTTGAGCCGCCAATGATTTGGCCGACTTTTTCGTCTCCTGCTCCCAATAGGAATGCGTAGATGAAAGTCTTAGCGACAGCTCTTGTTGTAAAGCCTCCAACTTCTTGGTTATAACTGTGTGGGTCGCCTCCGACGACTGCTTCTGTGAATTTGTCATTATTTAAATACTGCGCAAGGACGCGAAGCTGAATACCTTTAGCGTCAACTCCAACGAGAAGACGAGTCCTAGGATCGCGGCAACGCCATAGATCACGGCTTTCATAGGTGAATACCCCATCAGTTCCTTTAAGAGGGGATTCGTCAGTCTTGCTAACGCGAACTGCTGGAATGTTAGCCGTGTTAGGATTAGAGTGGCGATAGCGGAGGGTATTAGCAAACCATAAACTGCCATGAATTGCGTGGGTGTGTTCATTGTATGATTCCATCCATGTATTTATCATGTTACCACGGGCGTTGTAGTCGATCCATTTTGCAATCAATCTAGCCCCTTGGTGATCTGATTTCTCTACGAAGGCTTCAAGAGAAGGAGATAGTTTACCTTTGATTACGGGCTGTGGCTGCCCTTTTGGATGTGACTTACTTGGCTTGGTGAATTCAAGAGGTTTCCATCCAAGTTCCAGTAGTCTTTCAACTCGCTGAGGTGGACTTCCAACGTTGAAACTAACGTAGGAATAGCAGTCATAGCTACCGTCGTCTCTCCGTCGAACATCATCATACTGTTCGAGATGTCGTTTAAAGTTTTGAGTGTCGCTTCCATCTTTCTTGCGACTTTGCTTCCCTGTAAAAACTCTTGTAAGTTGAGGAGGCCAATACTCATGGATTTCCCTTTCAAGTTCTTTCTCAATTTCACGAATCTTTGCATACAAGACGAGAGCTTCTTCGTAAGCAAAGTAAAAACCGTTTCTTTTTTGGATTTGAATAAGAGCCCAAGACCTGTGTTCGAGTTCAATACCTCTTTCTGTAAAACCTACTTCGAGCATACGACGACGCAACTCTAGATAGACACGAAGACAGAGATGGCTGTCACGGAGACAGTAATCTTCTTGTCCTTGAGACCACTGAGAGAAATCAGACCAGTCACCTTTAGGATAGTTCAAACGATTACCCCAAGCTTCAAGTGAGTGACCACCTGCAAGACTTGGAGAATAGATCATCGACATAATCATGGTGTCAATGATGTTAGCGACAGTAAGAGTAGTTGATAGGACTTTATTCAAGGTCGGCCCGTCGTATCCAAGACCGTTATGAAAGACAAGGTAATGGCCTTCTAAGACACGACTAGTAACCCAGGCTTTGATGAGTTCTGGGTTACGTAGACGTATTTCTTGTTTAGTCTTGGCATTAACGGCAGTCAGACACCACACTTTCGTAACAGCAGGATATAAGTCGTTACCTTCGATGTCACATCCCCAAACGGTCGATAGATCAGCCGAAAGGTATTTGATCGTCATTTAATTGCCCTCCTGAAGTGAAGATGGCAGATTCTGCCTCGTCTAGTTCAGTAAGTCTTGCGGTATGTTTGTTGTAAAACAAATAACCGGCAGGGCCTGTAAAACCAGAGAAACGGTTCTTTTCGACAGAAACAGAAGTGATATTACGACGCCACTCATTTGCTTCTGTCTTGTCACGTTGCAACCTAATAACGACATTGGCTAGTTGTTCAACACCGGCAGTACCACGAATCTGTCCTTGGCGATTGGTGTGAATAATAGCAATGACAGAGATATCAAGCTCCATCGTCAATGTCTTTAATTTGGTGGCAATTTCGTCGAGTTGCTTTCGTTCGTCACCGGATTGATCGGAAACAACGATGCTAAGGTGGTCAAGAACAATATACTTACAACCCAAGGCAACCATATGCCTGACTTTGTTAAGTACGGCATCAACAGTGTTACTACCGAAATGGTCCCAAATGACAACCCGATTATTATTGAGAAGCTCGTCATATGCTCGACGAATATCCGTAGTAGGCCATTCGGCTTTAGGTAGAAGATGGTACGGCTGAGAATTATGGACAGTAATAAGCCCGAGGGCGGTATCACCATTAGGCTCTTCAAGATGAAGGAATCCAACTCCGTAACCCTTTTCTTTGATCTCAGGATCGGTAAGAAGTTTGTGTTCGATGTGCTTGATGATGCTCGTCTTACCAACACCAGTGTCGGCGGTGACAATTACCATTTCAGACAGTCTCAAACCAAATGTCTTCTCATTCAATCCTGGAAAGGGATAGAGAGTAGAAAAACTCTCCTGTCTATTGATGATTTCATCCCACATTTCCGAGCCGAACTTGATCTCGTCTGGACGGAAGTTAGGGGCACCCCACCATTCTCGGACAAAGACGTCACTTTCTTTGTTCAAGAGATAGTCCGAGGCGTCTTTATATTTACGCATCGTGAGGATTTTAATCTTATTCAGAGGGAGTCCGCATCCTGCTGCTGCTCTAACAGCCTTGCGACCTGCTTCGTCGTTGTCGAAAGCAAAGACAATAGTATCGAAAGAGTTTAGGTACTCGAAGTCAGCAGATACATCGGCTTCAGCGGTGGAAGCAGAGTGGACAGAAACAGCAGGATATTTGCCGCCTGTCATTTGGTGGGCAGCCATGGCGTCGTCCTGTCCTTCTGTGACAGTAATAGCCTTGGCAGACCCTGGTTCAAAGGCGTGACGACCCCAGAGGCCTTTGTGTTGAAAAGAACCCTCGACAGAGAATTTCTTTTCTGGGTAACGAATCTTGTTACCGATGTGGTTGTTATTTGTGTCGTAGAGAGGGTATTTAGCCTCGTAGGGGGCGTTGCCAGATCCGATGTCTACTTTGTATCGGCGGATCGTTTCCTCTGTCAGGAGGCGCTCCTTGAAAGGACGATAGACTTGTGTGATTGGGGAAAAGGGAGAAGACTTCTCTTTAGGTTCAGAAGTGACAGTAGTTGTAGTTGTAACTGTACCACTTTCAAAAGAACCGGGAGCCCACTTGGGCTTATCACAGCTCCCACTGTGACAGAAACCTACACCAGAGGGTAGGACAGAGAATGCGTCAGACGACTTGCCACAAGGACAAGGTAAGTGAGTTTTACTCATCTTATTATTAGACCTCATATTATTGTTTTTATCGGTCGATTTAATTGTAGCAATTGTTTAGATATTGTTTAGAAACGGGGGGTGTATTAACCCCCCTGTACTAATATTATAACACAATATGTGTCATTTGTCAAGCACTATTTTTAAGGAACACCTTTATTCATGTCTTCTTGACGTTCTCCGTCAGTGAGAATACCCCATTCTTCGTCGAGCATGGCGGTGATTTGCTCTTCGTCGTAGCCGTCGTTGAAGACGTCTTCGATAGCCATAAGGCAAGAACCACAAGGGTCCCACTCTCCGTGGTCTTTCGACCAGTGGACTTCCTCAGGGGATAGCGTCTTGTCACAGATATGACACTTCATTGACCTTACTCCTTATTATATCATTGTTCTATGGGAAAGTCAAGAGAAAAATTCGGCGTAATCCGTAACAGTCTGACCTTCAAGACCTGGAGCGGTGTTGACTTCGAGAACGAAAGAACGGCTTTGACGGGTGTTCCAGATGACATCGACTGCACCGAAGTCCAAACCAAGACAAGCAATAGTTGTCTTAGCAGCTTGGATACAGTGCATAGGGACTTCAATGCCTTGACGTTGAAAAACGAATCCGTTGTCGAGATTACGGACACGCCAGTCAGTAGGTTCAACGTCTTGACGACGGACTTTTTGCTGGCGAGAAATCACGACTTCTTCGGTAATGTAACCATTCGTGCTTCTATGGTCGTCAAGACCAACAAACACCGAACGCTGGCCGACATGGATACGATATTCGGAAGCTTTCTTTACGTATTTGACGTAAAGAGGAGCAGGTACGAGATCGTCCCGACGATCAGCAATGACAATGCCGTTGCCGCTATGTCCGTTGAGGACAGTTCGACAGACAATCGGAAACGCCTCGTCAGGAATGTCGGCTGGGCTAGTCCAGAAATCAGGGACGAGTCCTGTACTTTCCATTGCCTGAAAAAAAGTAAGCTTGTTCGTTGCTCGTTCGACAGCATTGTTGTAGATCCTCGGAAAGGTGAAACCGTGGTTGTTGTTACCCCAGTTGATAACCTTGTCGCCGTCTCGATACCGATAACGACTGCCTTCAAGCTTCAAGACACGACCACCAAGGGCTTGTGCCAAGGCAGCCGCTGAGCGACTACCCTGACGGTAAGGGATAATACGAATCATCAGAAATCATCCACAACAGGAGGAGCAGGAGGAACGTCCCAAATTGCCAAAGGCTCTTCATCATTGAAGACGTCTAACCAACCAGGGGCAGGCTGAGTAGTAATTTCCTCAACAAGAGAAGCAGTGGCAGCGCCGTCAGTAAGACCACGCCGACGATTTGGAACAGGGGCTTGCGGAGTGTCTCGCAGGACTTCATTAAACCACCGAGGACTATCTGTCCTAACAGAGAACCTTTGAGCCGTACGAACCATCTCCTCGCTAATGGGAGATGCCTGCAAACGAAGCCCTTCACGTGAAGAGCGAGGACTTCGCCGTCCTCCTTCATCAAAAGGGTTAGGAATATAAACCTTGTTAACCTCCTTCATCCAATCGTTCCAAGGAAAACCCTGACTCAAAGACTGGGAGCGACGAAACCCTTCGAGGACGCTACGCTCGAAATCCTTGTTTTCTTCAAGAGAAAGCACAGTGTCGAAAAATTCGACAGAGACCTCACCGAGTTGGCAAATCTCACCAAAGATTTCACGAGCAGGACGTTCCGAAAGATCGTTGGCAATCAACGAAGGATTCGGAAAACGAGTCACGGCATAATCAACCAAAGCCTTGAGGAACTTCGCCCAATCAATAATCGGTTGATACGTCGTCGAACCTGCCATGGTACGAAACTCGAGACTACCAAGAGTCGGAAGAGTCGCAACATTGAGAGCGGCGTATTTGAAGCGCCCCTCAGGAAAGTCATAACGACCACGGCTGAGAAGATTCTCCCAGCCACGAATGAGATTGTTCGAATCTTTGACCGAGAGACAGAAGTGATTCGTCTTGCGCTGGACACCACACCAGTTAATCAGAGCTTCCTCAAAAGCAGTCCAAAGACAGATGATTGAGGTAATCTCGTTGATTTTCTTGCCGCCCATGTTGATGTGGACGTGAGTCGAACAACGATTGCTGAGATTGAACCGAGTCTGATGCCGAGTGAACTTTTCCCAAAGCCGACTGAGCATGAACTCAAGTTCTTCGGCATAAATAGGAGTCGTCACGACGAATTCGGCGCTCTCACCACGAAGAGAACCGTCACGCTTCGGCGACCACATAGCCATGCTCTTCGGAGCCTGAATGTCAGCGAGATGACCAGCCGAAGGAAGATTGAGAGCTTCAATCTCAAGTTCGAGACCGATGTCACCAAGACCGTTCACAGCAACAAGAGGGCTGTTAAGAGGAAGACCAGGAATCGCCTGGTCACTCGGTTCTTTTTTCTTGAGGTATTCGTCCAGAAAAGCCATGTCAAAACTCCGAAATATTTTCAATAGGAAGAGTAGGCGCTTCGATCAACTCCTCCTTGAGAAAAGAAAAACGACTCATGAGGAGAATCGAAGAATTGTCAGTGAAAAGACCGACTTTCGAAGTGTCTTTGTAAAGCCAACGAATTCCGTTGTTGTCACGAAACACCGCGAGATTGTTCGAGATAGCAATGGTGTCGCCGATACGAATGTTTGTCAAGGTGTCTGCCAAAGAAGGAAAGACACCGTTGTTGGCATCGGAAAAACCAGGATCGGAAACAAAACTCTCTAAACGAATGTCACGGGAAAAAGTCTCACCGCTTCTATCGACGGCTAAGACAGTGGTGTTTTCACCAGTGAAACCATGACGAGTCGTACGAACGACACGACGCTCAAGGTAAAGGGCACGACCTTGGCTGATGTTGTTGCTCCATCCGAGACGAGGAAGATTCCGAAAATGATGGAAGAGAGGATCGGCGAGATTCAAACGAGTCGTGGCACCGACAGGAAAAATCCTGACGTCTGCAAAGATTTGCTCGTCACGACTCGGCAAGATACGCTCAACCAGAGCCGGTGAAGTCCCGTAAAGAACAACCGACCCTGTGAGACGCTCCGAAGCCTGCTGCGAATCTTCCCAAAAGGCGTCGTTACGCATCGGCTTTTTCCTTCTGTTCGTATTGGGCACGGATGTTACCTTCCTTGCGGACTTGAGTCATCCACTTCTGCGAACCCCAAGTGTTATCGGCAACATAAGTCATGGCAACCAATGCCCGTTGCCAATCGCCGGTGTCGATGATTTCACGAATCTGATCTTGGGTCAGATTGAAAATACGCTCGACGGTCTTCTTCGAACGAAGACTGTTGACAGCAAGCTGACAGAGTTCGAAAATGGCACGACGACGACCGACATGACTGAGCCAGACATTCGACGGAGTCCGATATTCGACGCCGTAAGGCTTGGGACGGAAAGCACCAGCCTTGCCGTAGAGTTCACGACGACGACTCTCGGAATCAATGATCGTCATAAACAAACCGACATAGCCGTCGAGACGCTTCACGGCGTTGCGGCAGATTTCGATGTGGTCGGGGTGATCGACAGGAATATCCGAACCCCAGCCGATGTGGATGTGACCTGCGGCGGTACGGAAGAGGACTTCGCCGTTGGGACGAGGATTGACTTCGCCGGTATAGGCGTTGTAATCAGGATCACAACCAAGATCCTTGGCAGCGATAGGTTGAGCCGCGAGATACTCTTCCGAAAATTCCTGGACAGGAATGATGTTCAGAGTGTTCCGAGGATCAACATCCTTGACGGCTTTCCGAAGAGACGAAACGACGTCAGTGATGCGACTGTCGAAAGTCGAAAAGTTGTTGCCCATCAAAGGAGTCGGATCGACGTTGAACTCGACAGCCATGCCATCGACTTGGTAGGCTCCGTTCGGGACAGGGAAAGGTTCAGCTTTCGTGCCCTTGATGAGGCCGTAAGCCGATACAGGCTTGCCGTCTTTGCGAACGAACAGTTCAGGGTCAGCACCAATGGTAAACGACATATAGG